CAGCCGACAGCCCAGCGGCGCCACCGGTCGACTTGATGACCGCGGCCGTCAGCGCCGACACCTTCTGGGACTCGCGGGCCTCGTCGATCGCGCCAGCAAAGAAGTCCTTGACCTTCGCTACCGCGAACAGGCCGACAGCGGCGGCCCCGATCGCCTTCAGCGGCGACATCGACGAGTAGGCGAACACCTTGCCGAAGCGCGAGCCCGACGTCTTCGCGGCGCTCGTGATCTGCGGGTTGATCTGCCGCTGCATCGACGAACCGAACCCTCGCGCCGACGGCATCAGCGACACGTAAGCGGAGGCGACTTCGGTCACGCCGACACCTCCCTCGGGTTACGGTGAGCGAATGAAACGGGGATGGATCGCGGCCGTCCTGCTCGCTCTCACGGCGTGCTCGGGTGGCTCGGGCGGAAGCGACGGCACGGCGGCAGGCGACAAGGCCGCGCTCGAGAAGGCGTACCGGGACTACATCGCCGCGTTCCTCGACGGTGACGGCGAGACCGCCTACGCACTCCTGAGCCAGCGGTGCCAGGACAAGGAAACGCTCGCCGAGTTCACCGACATCGCGCAGTCGGCCGCCACGATCTACGGGCAGGTCGACTACACAATCGACTCCGTGACTGTGAACGGCGACCATGGGACCGTCGACGCCACCTATGCGGTCGAGGCGCTCAACAGCTCCGGCGGCTCGCCGTGGCTGCTCGAGGACGGTGAATGGCGGTCCGACAAGTGCGGCTAGACCGGCAGGTTGTGACCCAGGCCGTTCAGGATCGCGACAACCTCGTCACGTGACCGTCCGCCCGTGTCGCCAAACCGCTGCCGGGTCTTGTCGTCCGGCTTGTATGGCCGACCCGAGTGGGGCGCGGGCCTCGGCTTCTTCGGGTCGCTGTTCGCAGCCACCGTCAGGTCAAACAGGTCGAGGATCGCCAGCGCCTCGCGGCTGATCGGGTAGTCCCAGCCTTCTAGGGCCGCCGCGATCGCTGACGACGGGTCAGAGCGGCAGATCACTACCAGGCGGGCCACCTCGGCGACCGTGATCCGATCGCCGACATCACGAAGCCCCAGCCCGAACCGGTGACGCAGGTCGTACTCAACGGCCCCTCGGTGAAGCGCGATCAGGCCGAGGAGCCCGAAGATTCCCCCATCCAGGCGCCGACCACCTCGAGCATCTCCTTGGTGGGCAGCGACTTCAGAGCAGCCAGCGCCGCCGGCTTCGGCTTCGCAGCCTCCAGGGTGGCGAACGCCAGACGCATCTGCGCCATGTCGTCGTCAGGACTCATGATCGCCGCATAGGTGATCTCGCCGGGGATCTTGTTGGCGGCGTCCTCGCTGATGGGCGGCAGGGTGTGTGACTTGCCGGCCACCATGAATCGGTAGCCGCCGTCGCTGGGCTTGCGGTCCTGCGGAGTCTTCTCGGGCATGGCGCGGTCTCCTCTGTTGCGCGGTTACGCGGTTACGTGAAGCCCCGCCCCAGGACCGCGCAGACCTGAGGCGGGGCGCATGTGGGCTCAGGACTTGAGCGCGGTCATCCAGGTCTTGAAGTTGTACGACTTCGTGCTGTCGTACTGACCCTCGATCGTCACCTGGTAGCCGATCGCCTCGGTGTTGGCGAGCGTGATCTCACCGACCGACGCGACGACGCCCTGCGGGATGTAGATGCGGATCAGCTCGGACCCGTCGACCACGTCCAGCACGTAGGAGTCAGCACCCCGATTGGCCACCGAGTAGGAGAACGAGCCCTCTGACACCGACTGGGTGACCGTCACGCCGAAGTAGGTCTCCACGGCCTTCAGGCTCGTCTCGACCATCGTGAACGAGATCGAGGGCAGGTCTTCGCTCGACGACCGCACGGTGCGGACGGTCTGGCCGTTCTGCCACACCTTGATCGGGGTGGCGTCACCGTTGTCGGGCAGCGCCAGAGTGACGCCGTCCTCACTGATGCCGCCGAGGTCGGTGAAGCCGGTGAGAGTGGCGGCCGTGCCAGTGGGTGCGGATGCTGAGGTCAGACCCTTGCTGACCGCGCCGGTCACCGCAACGCGGACCTTGGTCGCGTCAACGCTCATGGTTGGTTCCTTCCGTTGTGGTGCGGCGCGGTGCCGCGTTGCTGACCGACGGCGCGGGCGTCGGGGATCGTGGGGTTACTTCTTGTCGTCCGACTTGGGCTGGTCCTTCTCGACCCAGCCCTGGGTCAGGTACTTCTCCGCCTCGTCGGCGGTGGCCTCGACGGTGACCTTGCGGCCCTCGGCGTCAGGGTGGGTGTAGAGCTTCGTGGTCACAGCGCATCTCCTCGGAAGTGGACTTCGATCAGCAGGTATCGCTTCGGAGCGGCGTCGGGGATCTCGACCGGACCTGACTCGTGGACGACGCGCAGCACGCCGCCCCGGCCCGGCCACTCCATGACCAGGGCCAGCACCAGGAGCGCGAGGTTGGTCGCGGCCTCGTCGCTGGAGTCCCACACAAGGACCCGCAGACGGGCACGGTCACGCATCTCTGAACTCGAGCCGCCGTCACGAACGATCTGCACCGCACGGCGAGGACGAGAGCCGGGCAGCTTGCGTCCGACCCAGACGTCCGTCTCGCCCTGAGCAGCAAGGCCCTCGCGGAGAAGGCCGGTCGCCACCAGCTCGGCGTCCGGGTACAGGACCGCCACCGGCTGCCAGGTCATCCGAGAGACCTCGCGAGGTTCCCCGTCTTGGCCTCGACGACCATCGCGTAGTCCACGTCAGCCACCACGCGCTTGACCATGCGGTCGGTGTGGTCGGTCTCGATGTGGATGCTCGCCTTGTACGCGCCCGAGTCGACCGGAGCGCCAGCCTGAGCGCGACCCTCGACGGCCTGAGCCTCGGCGTCGAGCAGGCCCGAGACGCCGTGGGCGCCGTCCAGGTAGGACTGGATGCCGGGGTGATTGAGCTTCAGCCGCGAAGTAGCCATCACCCCTCCTTGATCTTGGCCTTGACCACCAGTCCGGGCGCCCAGCCGGTGAACGGCGAGCGGTAGGCGAACGGGCGGCCGACGACATCGCACGTCAGGCCGCGCACCGTGACGCGGTCAGATGAAGTCACCGCTGCGTCAGGCGGGAAGTAGAGGTCGAAGTCCGACTCGACCGCCTCACGGGCAGCCTCAGTCGGCTCCGAAGAGCCGCCCGGAGCGACCGCCACGCCCGGGATGTCGACCGACGTCGGGTGGGCCCAGTCGTCGTAGGAGGTCGAGTCCGAGTAGGAGTCGTAGCGCGGGCCGGCAGAGACGACCGTGACCGTCTCGCCGAACGGGAAGTCCATCAGGCCAGCCAGCCGACGACCGCGCGCTTGGCGTACTCCTGCGGCTCGAACAACCGCAGATCGTCGGCAGTGAAGTAGAGGTTCGCGTTCGGGTTCGCGTACTTGTCGCTGACCCCGAACGGCCCGGCGGTCTGCGAGCGCGACTCCAGGCCCAAGTTGTCGCCGACAATCATGGCTCGCTTGACCATGTTCGCGACGACCCGCTTGACCGAGTCGGCGTCGAGGGCACCGGAGGTGATCCGGGCATCGACGTCCGGCCAGCGGGTGCGGATCATGTCGGAGGCGTCGGCCGCGAGGGTGTTCGCGACCGTCTCCTCGTCCGAGGAGAGGGTCCGCCAACGCGCCTGCACGTCTTCGTAGGTGGCAAACGGCTCGGCCATTGGCGGACCCTCCTCTCTTGCTACTTGCTGGACTTCCGAGCAGTGGGCTTGTCGTCCGCCTGCTCGTCAGCCGTGGTCTCGGCGATGAAGCCGAGGTCAAGGAACCGGTCGGTCTCGCCTTCACGAAGACCGCCCTCCGGCCACTCCGTGCCCTGGTAGAGGTAGGCACGAGTGCCGTCCTCGCGGTAGGGCGTCGCGAGCGCCGAGGTCACGACGTAGGACTTGCTAGCCATCGCCGCCCCCTCAGATGCTGTTGACGAAGCGGCCGGCGCTGGGCTCGACCACGACCGGCACGGTCACGCGGCGAGCGCGCACCCGGTACTGGTCGTTCTCGTCGTCGCGGATGGTCTTGACCTCCACGCCGACGCCGCCGGTCTTGACGTAGCCCGGGCCACCCAGATCCTCGTCGGCCATGCCGCCGAGCTGGTTCGAGTCGGCCACGAGCGCCTTGTTGCTGAACCCGTTCGGGGTGGCGAGCCAGCGCATCCCGAGGATGACCGGGAAGTTGCCGGTCAGGATCGGGTTGCTGGCGTCGGTCTCCCGCGGCAGGTAGCCTGCCGCGGCGAAGCGCGACATGGCGTAGGCCCAGTTGATGTCGTCCACGACGACGGTGTCCGGGTCGTAGCCCTCATTGAGCGCGACGATGTTCGCCTTGGCGAGCGCCACGTCCTCGAGGATCTGCGCCGCGGTCGCGGTCGACCAGTCAGCCGCCGCGTTCGCGCCATTCGTCACCGCCGACGCGACTGCCGACAGGGCGACGGAGTCGACGTACTTGACGTTCTGGTTCGCCAGCTTCGTCAGCGCCCGGTTCACCGGGTCCATCTGGCGGCGCTTGACCGACTCATCGGTCACCAGGGCGTCCTGGCCCCACTTGACCGTCTTCGCGATCGACGCGGCGCCAGTGGCCGGCGAGACAAGCGGATACTCCGCCCCCGGAGCGACCGCCCGCGGGTTCTCGCCAGAGAAGATCGACTCGCCGGTCTCGTAGGTGACCGCGCCGCCCTCGACGTTGAACCGGCCCGTGAGCAGCGCGTCGGCGATGTACCGCTGCTCGAGCAG